GAATAATCCAGTACCAAGTTCTCCTCCCATTCCAGCAGCCTCATCTAAAGCAATCCACATTGCATTATCTGCAATACGCTGCTTCTCTCTTAGCATTGCTAACTCTGCCCTTCTGATCTCTTCTGTTCTCATCATTTCTTCTTGAGCCCGTTGTTCCGCAGCCGCTCTTTGCTTTCCTGCAGCTTCAGTCATGGCTTGCTGTCCTCTAAAATAAGAACCAGAAGTTAGGTCTTGAGCAGATATGTCTTGTGATACTTGCTCTCTGGCCTCTCTCATGGCGCCTTGCACTGGAGTCAAATGCTTTCCAAGAGCTACATTGTAGTCTCCTCCAAGCATGTTTATGGCTTCCATTCTTTCAAGCTCTTTTAGTCGCTCTTCTTCTTCTTCTGAAATAGCTCCTCTTGCTTTTCCCCAAGCGGATATGCCTTTGCCTAATGCCGCTGCTCCGGCTAATCCTAAACCTACTCCAACCATTGACATAATAATCCTCTACATATAAAACAGTTCTAAAGATACGCCCCAAGACATTACTTGGCATTGTCCATTATATGTCTTTCCTCTTAGTCCCATATAAAATGATACAGCACTTGTTTCCAATACAGCAAAGCCAGACAAATAATTGGTTGACGATATATTAATGCCAGGAACAAAATTACCAGACCCATTAATTCTATCTGCAGCAGTAAATCCAGTCGATTTATGCGTCCCATTTGGTGTAATGGGGTCTGAATGCGTTCCAACAAAATAGTTTAATTCGCCTGGTGTTAGAGTTGATGCAATGGTTTTTTCTTGAATCCACCATGAAAACAAAACAGATGCGGGCCTTCCAATGTCTATTGTAAAAGAAGTCTCTGGTATAACTATGTTGTTAACATTAGCACTTGTTCTTGTTGAGTTGTATTTTGTTAGAAACGTATAGTTTAAAGACTGAGAAGAGTGTTGCTGACCACCAAATATACCTGTGCAGTTATGGGTTACATTTGTTTGTGCGTCTATTGTCCCAGGCATGACATGTTGTGTATCAACAAACTTAGCGTTCTTTAAATCTCCAGAACCTATTCGATGAGTAAACTTCTTTAATCCGATCAGTTCTGTGTTTAAATCTGTTCCTGTTAGAACATTACCAGAAGCCCATGTCTTTATTGGCGTATAAGTCATTTAGACCTCATTATCATGAATACCATATTAGCCTCATAAAACGTCATGATAGGGTTTGTGGCAGCTAATGAACCAGCTGTTCCTCTAACAATCCAGTTCTGTGATGCTGTTCCATCATAAGTTGGTGTAAGAGGGCCTTGCATAACAAGCTTAAGTTGTATTGTTTTAGACCCAGCCTCTCCTGCAGTTACAGTATGTACCCAAGAACCAATGCCCATGTGTCGTGCATTTGGATAAACAGCAGAAATATCTCCTTGTATATAAGCATCATCAGCAGAAGCAGGAGCAGGATCTGTAGGCGCTGTATTGGCAGCAGTACCACCATCATCTATTATTCTTACAAAATGTAGAAAGCATGTAGCTTTAGTATTGGCTACAGGAGTACCTGTTTTGGTTCCCGGTCCTGTTGGAGATGCCGTACTAAAATCTGTCTGTCCTGGAACTGGCGCATAACCAGCACCATTAAAGTCCCATTCAAGGTATTGAGCCCATGAATAATCTCTCATGGCTGCATCACCTCTTGAGGGCCCTACAACAGTCCAGTTTTTGCTAACAGTTGTATTCCAATAAACTCTTATTATGTCTCCTTCTAAAAGATTAAACGCTCCTAAGTTCCAAGTATTAGGCATTGCAACTGGAGAACCTAAAGAAGTTCTGCTTACTGCAGTTCCACCAGCGCTACCAAGGTCTTTTGATTTAAGAGCAACCAACTGTATATTGTTTTTTCCAGTAGTTAAGCTTGGTGTATTAAAGTTAGAGACATCTATTGCTGAGTTTCTAATGTTCTCTTCATTAACATTAGCGTTTACAGCAGTTGCAACCCCTTGAAACTTAGCATTTAAAGGAGCAGGATCAAGTTTGGTTTCACGATTAAAGTTACTATTAACAATCTTGCTCATCTCCACCTGCCTATTAGCAATGTCTTCATAGCAAACATGTGAAACTGTGTCTTATGAAGCCAATCTGTTTTACCTTTTGGCGTCATTCTGGCTTTTATTGTAAGTCTACCAGTACCACCTGGACTAAATGTGTTTGCTACAAGCCTTACAGTCTGCATTGGTAAGGTAAAATCGTAAGTATTTAACAGTGGTACACCATTCCATTCGATTGAAAACTGTACACCTTTATTATTTATCTCTGGTGAACCACCATTATCTACCATTGAAAACTGTATATTTATATACAAGTGGCACATAAACTCTATTTGCATCATTCCATCATGAAGACCAGTGTATTCTCTCTCAAGAACATTGACCCAGCCTCCACCATAAGTAGAGTATGTAAGGCCTCTAAATTGACCTTCTGCTAAAACTGGTGTTGCTGTATCAACAAAAGGAGCAGAAGTAGTAAACTCTCCTTCATCGTTGTAGTAAACCCCATGCAAAGCGTAGTCTACTATTCTATCTTTATTGACTTCATTCTGTGGTATCTGAGTTCTATCTATACCACCATTAAGACCTGACTTGCTTGCGTTGTATTCATCGTTAAACTGCTCATAGTCAACAATGTTAGCATCTTTTATGTGTGCTTCAGTCCATCGTTTCATACCTTCTTACCTGCAATCATCTTGGTTCCTGATGCTGTAAACTCAACGGCATATCCTATTAATACCATATCGTTTTCTGTATTGACTTTGAACTGAAAATAAGAACAAGAACCTTGAGCTATTGGATACCTTATCGCTGTTGCCAATGGTTCTTCCCATGGCTTATCAGATCCAGTTACTACTTGAGCAGTATTATAGACAGACTGATCTGTATGGTCTGGTCTCTGAAGCTTTCTTCCTACTGCTGCTGTCCCTGAGTAGTAAAAGTCTTTAAAATATTCAATAGATATTGGATTGTCTCCCTGCGTTAAAACATACAAGTAGACAAAATGAACATTCTTCTTAAGAGTTTCATCTCCCATATCCATCCATGCGCTTCTGAATGTAGATATGGGTGGAGCTAAATCAACAACAGCTTCATCCTCAATCCTTTCTCCTACCGCTCTTTTCTTAGAGATAACAAAGACACCAGGCTGATTTCCTCCTTCGTTTACATTACCAAAGAAGATATTGCCGATGTAGTCTCTTGCTAAACAGCTTACTGGAAACTCGGTCCTTGTGCTAAAAGCATTCTTTTCAAGATGATAAACAAGACCAAGAGAAGGAAGTTGATTCCCATCAGCTGGAAAATAACAATGCCACTCCTGCCATTTCGGAGAATAAATGGCACATGCCTTGGCTATGCAGTCTTCATTTATTCTGTTTGTAGTCTTAAGCATGTGCTTAGAGATCTGTTTAATTCCTGGGGTATCGGAATACTCCATGTTTGAACTGATGGTATATACCCCATCAGAAGCTAAGAACATTAGCCCTACACCAGGCACATTTGTCACTGTGTTGATTGCACGAGTTCCGACCTCTGTTGATATAGGGACAACATTAAAGTTAGGATAAACGCCCATTACGGCGTCTATTCCGCGCTCTCTAAATACCAGTAGAAAATTGAAGTATGGATACAGCCCAGTAATGCCACCGCTATTCCTGTTTCCCAACTCAATAAAGCTTGTTGCTTCGTATTGGTCTGGTAGTGTTGGTTTGCTGTAAAAAAGAACTGTATCATTTGATGCGCCACCTTCTACAAACATACAATTCTTATACACAGCATTGAATCTTGTTCTTGGCGCTGGAAAAACAATGCTTGCTGTTTCGCCTGGTGCAACCGATCCTAAAGCTCCATCTGGTATAGCGTCATAAACAGCAGTGTCTGTATTATTGTTTATATCTTTAACAAAGAAGAATGTAGACTCTGTTCCTGTTGCTGAAGTGCCATAGTTCTTTGTCCTGTATAGTCTTCGAGCCACAGTACCATCTGGTCCAGTTGGGATCTCTATGTAGATTGCATACTTATATTGTGTCGAAGAATGAACTTCTGTTTGCCAAAAAACCTCTGAACTTGTTTCAGATAAAGGAGATTCTGCGCCAGCATTATTAATAAAAGAAACCTTATACTTATATTTATTGTTATCGCGAGCAGTTCCAGTCTGGATAGTATTTGTTCCTAAGCCTTCATTATCAGTCATTTCAAAAAATATTGATATTGAAGTGCCGTTCATTTTTAAATTGTTTATCCAGTTTGTTACACCCCAAGGGACTGGTGCAGCAGGTATTGTATTCCACCCAAGATCATACATGTCAGGAACAAATGAAACAGCATTCTGGTGTACTGGCCATGCAGAATATTTAATAGCTTTGTCATAACCATTGCATGCTATCATCCACCTACCAAACGTAGAATACTGTGTAGGAGCCTCATTAATGCCTGGCTGAGTCCTGTTAGACATTACTGTCTTTAAGTTCATAGATGGTCCACTGTTTTCATCTACATGGTAAAGCGTTCCATTAGACTCAACTATTAAAGCTTGCATTGCTCCCTGGTGTCTTGAAAAGATAAACATTGAATCAATGCGACCAAGAGACGCAAACGGAGCAAACGAAGTGGGAACTAAAGGATTGAATCTTTCATACCCTATGCGGTTATCCCAGCCTCCAGTATACTTATCGACAGACCAATTGTTTAACTCAGTCGCTACCTCTTGTGGCTGAGGAAGCTTTTCATATAAACCAGCTAAAGCTTTTATTTGTACTTGAGTATTTTTCATGAGTGCGTCAGTGGCGTATAAAGGGGAAGAGGAGGGACACGACCATCAACCATACCGCGTTTAACAAATCGTCGAGGAATCTGTGTGAGGTATCTTTGCTCAAGTTTAATCATCTCCTGAGCAGCTTTCCGCTCATATAAGTTAGCTTGAGGCAAGTTATCAAGCTTTACAAAGATTTCCTTCAAAGCCATGTAAGCCAATATTTGGTGAGAGGAAGAAGGAAACTCTGGAGTGTCGTTGTCATTAACCAAAGGCTTAGGTCTATACATGTAACGGACTGTTATATTGTAGTCCGAATCTTGCCTTGGATATAGTCTAATACGCTGTGTTGTTCCGTCTGTTTGAGTATATGGATAACTTGAAAACTCCCAAGCATCTTCAAAGTCTGGCATTGCGTATTCTGCTGTAGGCTCTTGTGGGTTTATCGTTAAGCGCTCCCCAAATCCTGGTGTTGTTTTAATTGCTCTTGAGCCTTTCCAATTTTTTAGTGGATTGTTTATATAGATTTTTCGATAATATCCTGTCTCATTTGGTAACACGTCAAATGTTATTGTTAGCTTTCCTCCTGTTGCTGCCGTAGTTGTGACTTCTGTTGGAGCAGACAGAGCCGATTCCCTTCCAGCAAAAACATAAGACATTGATACATAGACTGTATTTATAGCACCTGCTGTAGAAGGAACTATAGTACCTACGCTTCTCGGAGTTGAGATGTGATACTCATCAGCTGGTATCCAGTAATGAGGAAGGTTTACTTCATCTAAAGGCAAGTTGTAATACTCGTCTTCGTATCGAGCAAGCGCAGTAAACATGCCAGGCTCTTGTGGAGTCAGCGTCATAGATCGCTTTGCTACGTTCATAATAGATATGCAGTCTTGAGGTAGGTCAAGATATCTAA